CACGAAACCATCGCCTTGGGTTTCTCAATCACTGAAGAAGCGATTGAAGATAACTTGTACGACAGCTTGTCTGCTCGTTACACCAAGTCATTGGCTCGTGCTATGGCTTACACCAAACAGGTTAAGGCTGCTGCAGTCTTGAACAATGGCTTCTCTGCTACCTATCCCGGTGGCGACGGCGTTGCTTTGTTCAGCACACAACACCCCCTGATCTCTGGTGGCTATAACAGCAACACACCTTCTACTCAAGTGGACTTGAACGAGACTTCCTTGGAAGCCGCCGTTATTCAAATCGCTGCTTGGACAGATGAGCGTGGTCTGTTGATTGCTGCTAAGCCTAAGAAGTTGATTGTTCCCCCAGCTCTGATGTTCACGGCTAAACGCCTGTTGGATACTGAGTTGCGTGTGGCTACAGCCGATAACGACATCAATGCTATCAAGCAGATGGGCGCTATCCCTGAAGGTTACACTGTCAATCACTTCTTGACCGACACTAACGGTTGGTTCTTGACCACTGACGTGCCCAACGGTCTGAAGCACTTCGTTCGTACACCGCTGCAAAACAGCATGGACGGCGACTTCGACACAGGTAACGTTCGCTATAAAGCTCGTGAGCGTTATAGCTTCGGCTGGTCTGATCCCCTCGGTATGTGGGGTTCTTCAGGTTCTACCTGATAAAAGTGAAGAGGGGGCCTTGTGCCCCCTTTTCTTTTGTTGTATATTGCAATCAATCCGGGCTTTTCCGGTGTTCTGACAGTCCCGGCTGACGACATGCAGACAGAACACCCTCACTTGCATGTAAGGAAAAATCATGGCACGCACCACATTCAACGGCCCAGTCGCATCCCAAAACGGTTTCATCGACGGCCACCAAGTAACCACAGCTAACGCAATCAACGCTACAGCTACAGCCACTGCAGCACAAGTTGCTTCTGGTTACATCACTTCTACATCTGCTGCAGCAACCACAATCACTTTGCCCACTGGCACTGCTTTGGGCACACAACTTGGCGCAACTCAAGGTACTGTGTTTGACTTGATTATTGACAACACTGCTGGTGCAAACACAGTGACTATCGCTGTCAACACAAACGCTATTTTGTCAACTGCAGCTGCTGATACAGCTGGTAGTTTTGGCGATTTGACTGTAGCTTCTGGCGCTACCGGTGTTGGCCGTTACACCATCATGTTCTCTAGCCCCACAGCATACGTGTTCACACGCACTGCTTAATTAGGAGGTCTTCATGGCCATGCAATATGATGTAAAGTCGTTCCATGTAATGACTGGGACGCCGACTGGAATATCTCAACGCACCCGTCTAAAAGGCGCTATTGTTTCAAACAGCGTTTCTGGTACTCCAGCAAATGTTTTGTTTGCGAATAACGCCTACATTAGCAGTACGTACAATGTCCCCGGTTCGACAACTTGCACAGTGACAACTTCAACTGCGCATGGTTTGACAACTGGAGATCGTGTGTGGCTTGACTTTACTTCTGGCTCGTCAACAGACAATGTTTACACCGTTACCGTAACATCTACTTTGGCTTTCACAGTTACTGTTGCTTCTGCTACAACTAGCGGTAACGTACGTGTGTATACACAAGTATTGATGGAAGTGGACATCACAAACAGCGTGCCTGTTTCTGTGTTTGTCCCCGGTGAAGGTATCTTGGCAACCGATGGCATTTTTGTCGGAACCCCCGCTAATATTGCCGCAACGGTGTTCTATGGCTAAGAGTCCAGCATGGCAGAGGAAAGAGGGCAAGAACCCAAATGGTGGGTTGAATGCCAAGGGACGCGCCTCCGCGAAAAAGCAAGGCATGAACTTGAAACCGCCCCAGCCAGAAGGCGGGTCGCGGCGCGACTCTTTCTGTGCGAGGATGGAAGGGATGAAGAAGAAACTCACATCCTCCAAAACCGCCAAAGACCCAGACTCACGCATAAACAAATCTCTTAGAGCTTGGAAATGCTAGACCTAAACACCATTTGGACAGCAGTTTTGACCCTGTTTACAGGGTTACTGACGTTCATCGCTAAGGAAAAGTTTGACGAGATCAAACGCCTTGACATTCTGCTCAACAAAACCCGAGAGGAGTTGGCACGTGATTACACAACTAATGCAGAAGTGCAAAGAATTACTGACCACATTGACCAGCGCTTTAACAGGCTTGAAGCAAAAATTGACCAACTTATTCAAGCGGGGCGATGATGCCAGCAACAAGTGAAAAACAGAAGCGATTCATGGATGCTGCGGCCCACAACCCAGCATTTGCAAAAGCTGCTGGGATTCCAGTTTCTGTCGCTAAAGATTTCAGCGAAGCAAGCAAGGGCCAGAAGTTTGGCTCGGGCGGTTCAAACTCACGTGCTGACCTTCAAAAAGTCAACAAAGCACAAACACTTCATGGCAAGATGTCATTAATGAAAGGCGGCGGTATGGCTACTAAGAAAATGTTTAGCGGCAAGGAATCCTACAAGGAAGAATTGGCCGAAGGTAAAGCACTTAAATCGGGCAAGATCACCCCCCAGCAGTATGCACGCGGTGAAAAATCTGAAGGGGAAACAGGTATGAAAAAGATGGCTAAAGGCGGTATCACTTCCGCAAAAATGGGCGCTGTTAAATCTGGCGGCAACAAAGGCAAAGGCGAGCACGCCATCCAGTCCAAGGGTCTGTCAAAAGGCACTATGGTCAAGATGTCTGGCTCTAAGCCTCTCGGTATGAAAAAAGGCGGCAAGTGCTAATCTAAGGAGCCCATTATGGCCGATCCAGTTTACACCGCTGAAATGGGGCAACCCCCCACAGACCCCGAAGGCGTACCAGCTACTAAGAAACCTGCAGCTAAAAAACCCGCGCCTAAGAAGACTCCTCCAAAGGATACAGTCTTCCGTGAGGGTATGCCCGTGCCCCAAGATGTTGATGGTGCATCGGTTAAAAAGATGGCCAAAGGTGGCTACACAAAGTCTGCCGACGGGATTGCTTCACGCGGTAAGACTCGCGGCACCATGGTGATGTGCGGCGGTGGAATGACTAAAAGGAAATAATCATGGCCACAAGATGGGACAACGTACCAAAACTTAACGACGATGTTGTTAAGAGCTTTAAAGAAGATGCTGCTAAAGCCCAAAAGGGCCGTAATGTAGACTCTTCTAAGCTTACTGGCGGGGCTAGAGAGGCTGTTCGTGAAGCTGGTGCACGCGCTAGCAATCGAAATATTGGCCGTGGAGGTATGCCCGCAGCCGCGCTTGGTATTGGTTATGGCATAGGCCGTGCGATTGACGAGAAGACCGGTGTCGGTAAAAAGATGGTCGAGAAGTCTGGCGTTGGTGATTTGATTGACAAAGCAATTAATAGCCGCGACAAAGTCGAGTTGTCCAAAGAAGCTAAAGAGCGTATTGATGCTGGTGAGTTAGAGGAAAAAGCAGCCCCTAAATCACGCAAACGCGATACTGAAAGTGCTTCACCAGAGGGCAAAATGCGTCCCGGTCGTAATGAAGAAATTGATGACGAGACCCGTGAAAACGCTGGTGGTTACAAGCGTGGCGGTAAAGTCAAGAAGATGGCTTCTGGTGGCATGACTGCTTCTAAACGCGCAGATGGTATTGCTTCCCGTGGCAAGACCAAATGCAAAATGTATTGAGGTGAAACTATGATGTCATCCCGAGGTATGGGGGCAATGAACCCCAGCAAAATGCCAAATGCGAAACGCAAGTCTCGTAGGGATGACACCGACTTCACCGAGTATGCTGAAGGCGGAAAAGTTGGGCTATACGACAACATTAACGCAAAACGCAAAAGAATCGCTGCGGGTTCTGGTGAGAAAATGCGCAAGGTAGGTAGCAAAGGTGCACCGACTAAACAAGCGTTCATAAACTCAGCTAAAACTGCGAGAAAATAATGGCAATTACTTCCGGTACCTCTAATTTCAATCTTCAGCTTGATGAGTTGGTTGAGGAAGCGTTTGAACGCGCTGGTAGTGAACTGCGCACTGGCTATGACCTGCGCACTGCCCGTCGTAGCCTTAACATCATGTTTGCAGATTGGGCTAATCGCGGTATCAATATGTGGACTATTGAGCAGGGTGAAATCCCGCTTGTTCAAGGCCAAAATACATACGCCCTACCAGACGACACGATTGATCTGCTTGAGCATGTGATTCGTACGAGCGCTAATATCCAGAACAATCAGGCCGACCTGACAATCACGCGTATTAGTGTTTCTACGTACGCCACAATCCCCAACAAAATTCAGCAAGCTAGGCCAATTCAGGTCTGGGTTCAGCGTTTAGATGGGCAAAATTCGCCGACTGGCGTGACTTTGAACGGTGCTATTTCGTCTACAGTCAACCAAATTACCCTTAGCTCAGTGATTGGCCTACCAGCCGCTGGATTTGTGAAGATCGACAACGAGATCATCAACTACGGATACATATCAGGGAATACCCTATACAGCTGTTTCCGTGGCCAGCAAGACACAACTGCAGCAGCGCATTCAAACGGCGCTACGGTTTATTTGGCTCAGGTGCCCGCCATTACTGTTTGGCCCACCCCAGATTCCGCACAACAATACACATTTGTCTATTGGCGTCTACGCCGCACGCAGGATGCGGGTGGTGGTGTGAACGTGATGGACGTGCCGTTCCGCTTTATTCCTTGCATGGCCGCTGGCCTGTCGTACTACTTGGCTTTGAAAGTCGCCGGGGGCGCTGAACGCTTACCTGTATTGAAGCAACAGTATGATGAAGCTTGGCAGTTGGCCGCTGGGGAAGATCAAGAACGTGCGCCGCTTCGCTTTGTGCCACGTCAGCAATACATTGGAGGCACCTGATGGGTAATCGGTTTGCTTCCGGTAAATGGGCAATTGCGCAGTGCGACCGTTGCGATCAACGGTTTAAATTAAAAGTGTTGCGTAAAGAAATCATCAAGACAAAGAACTATGACTTGCTGGTTTGCCCTGAGTGCTGGGACCCCGATCAGCCACAGTTGCAACTGGGTATGTACCCTGTTGACGACCCACAAGGTTTGAGGAATCCGCGCCCCGATCGAAGCTACTATCAGTCTGGTTTGAGTGGGTTGCAGATTGCAAACACCAATAGCACCGCAGTGAATGCTAATGGTTATCCGGAGGGTGGTAGCCGAGTGTTTCAATGGGGCTGGAACCCAGTTGGTGGGGCCAGATTTTTTGATACTGCTTTAACGCCAAATGACTTGGTTTTATTGGCAGAAGTTGGTACAGTAACGATACAAATAGGAGCCTGAAAATGGACAAGCAAACAGTCAAAAAGATCGCCGACACTGAAGTGAAAGCGCACGAGAAACGCATGCACCCCGGCGCTAAGAAAATGGCTGCTGGCGGTAAGACCAACTCACAAATGTTGAAGTATGGTCGCGGTATGGCTAAAGTTATGAACCAGCGTTCTGTTGGTCGTGGAGGCTGATATGGCTACGAAAGTTTATCGTCAACCTAAAATCATTCCCAACGTGACTGTTGGTGAGATGCCCGTCAAAGAAGCTTTGAAAGCTAACCAGTCGTTGGCCAGTGAGCGCAGCAATCCTTATCCCGGTGTGAAGACATCAGGTATCAAGATTCGCGGCACAGGCGCAGCGACTAAAGGTGTGATGGCTCGAGGCCCGATGGCATGAACTACACTCAACTCAGCAACGCTATTCAAGCGTATACGGAGAATACTGAAGCGAACTTTATCGCTGAAATACCCGTGTTCGTTCAGCAAGCTGAGCAGCGTATTTACAACACCGTTCAGTTCCCCACGCTCCGCAAGAACGTGATTGGCGATGTGTCATTGACGACACCGTATTTGTCTGCACCTGATGATTATTTGGCCACATATTCTTTGGCTGTGATTGATGCTGCTGGCAACTACGAGTACCTGCTGAACAAGGATGTGAACTTCATTCGCCAAGCGTATCCAAACGCCAGCGATACAGGCTTGCCAAAGTACTATGCTTTGTTTGGCCCAACGGTTACCGGCTCCACAGTTACAAACGAGTTGTCGTTTATTCTTGGCCCCAAGCCAGACTTAAACTACCAAGTCGAGTTGCACTATTACTATTACCCCACGTCAATCACGACCTCATCTAGCGGTCAGACATGGCTTGGTGATAACTTTGATACCGTGCTGCTCTACGGCTCTTTGGTCGAGGCTTACACCTACATGAAGGGTGAGCAAGACGTGATGGCAATTTACAACACCAAGTACCAAGAAGCACTTGCGTTAGCCAAACGTCTGGGTGATGGTATGGAGCGTCAAGATGCTTATCGTTCTGGTCAGTTTAGACAGGCGGTGACCTGATGGCAATCCAACAAACCACGACTACAAGCTTTAGAGTTGAGTTGCTTCAAGCAGTTCACAACTTTGGCCCAACGTCGCCCAACACTTTCAAGATTGCTCTGTACACAGGCGCGTCCAACATCGGACCCAACACAACTGTGTACACAACAACTAATGAAGTTGTGGGTACTGGATACACTGTTGGTGGTAATACACTAGCAATTTCTACGTACCCAATGGCAAGCAATAACGCTAGCCAAGTGCCCACTGCGTTTATTTCGTTTGCCAACACAAGTTGGACGGGTGCTTCGTTTACATGTCGTGGAGCCTTGATCTACAACGCAACACAAGGCAATAAATCGGTTGCTGTTTTGGATTTTGGCGCGGATAAAACCGTGGCTAATGATACATTCCAGATCATCTTCCCCGCATCGGATGCTAACAGCGCCATCGTGCGCATCTCATAAGGACCCATCATGACTCAAGAAATTTCTAACTTTGGCGACAACGCACAGATCAGCATGCAATCTAACGTTGTTGGCTCCGAGACTGTCGGTATTGAAGGCGCGTACCATGTGGTGTGCCGTGATGCTGAAGGTAATGTGAAGTGGGAGCAAGAGTTTCCCAATCTGGTTAACGCCGTTGGCAAGCAGTTGATGCTCGACACTTTGCTGTCTGGTACCTCTTACACAACCGTTGGCCCATACCTTGGTCTGATTTCTGGTACAGGTTTGACCTTTGCTGCAGCCGACACCATGGCTTCACACTCATGGTCTGAGTTCACTAACTACACAGTTGGCGGTTCAGCAGTGCGCGGTACAGCATCTTTTGCTTCTGCTACATCTACTGGCACAACCCCAACCAACGTGACAACTAAGACTGCTACTGCGATTACCTACACCATCACCGGTGCTGGCGGTACAGTTGGTGGCTGCTTCTTGGTGACAGGTTCTGGTGCTTCGTCTACACAAGGCAATACTTCTGGTACGTTGTATAGCGCTGGCGCGTTTGCCACTGCTAAAGTTACAACCGCTGGCGACACTGTTTCAGTTACATACAGCACCACTGCAACATCTTAATAAGGGGTCGTTTAAATGGCTCTGGCACTTTTTGATCGTGTCCAAGAGACAACGACAACAACAGGCACTGGCTCGGTAACACTGGGCGGTGCCGTCCCCGGCTTTCAGTCGTTTGCCGTCGTTGGCAACGGGAACACTTGCTACTACACCATCGTAGACGGAACTGCGTGGGAAGTAGGTATTGGTACGTACTCTACGTCCGGCCCTACGCTTGCGCGTACGACAGTCCTGTCTAACTCCAGCGGCAACACTTCGCCAATCACATTGGCAGCTGGAACCAAAACAATTTTCCTGACATACCCAGCAGAGAAGTCTGTCAATCTGGACGTAAGCGGTAACGTCAGTCCTCTGGGTACAGTATCTTCTGGTGTGTGGCAAGGCTCTACTGTTGGCGTGGCTTATGGTGGCACAGGTGTAACTACATCTTCTGGCGCTAACAGCGTGATGCTTCGTGATGCAAACCAGAACGTCAGCATTAACCGACTGAACCAAAGTAGCACAGCAATTACAGCAGCGGGCGGTACAACCACACTAACAGCGGCATCTACATTCAGTCAGATTCTGAACGGCACAGGTGGCCAGACATTTAAGTTGCCAGATGCGACTACGTTAACAAACACCACAACGTTTGAATTTAACAACAACGCCACTGGTACGCTGACGATTACTGACTACGCTAACGCAACAATCGGTACGATTTCTTCTGGCGGTGCTGCGGCTATTGCTCTGCTTTCTAATGGTACAGTTGGCGGCACATGGGACGTCCACGCATATATCCCTGAGAACGTAACTTGGGGCACAAACTCTTTGGTTCTTGGCAGTACTGTAATCACAGGCGGCACATGGAACGGCGGAACAATCGCTACAGGCTACGGTGGTACGGGCCTCACAAGCTACACAAGCGGCGGCGCAGTCTACGCTAACAGCTCTTCAACACTGACATCGGGCACTTTACCTGTCACGGCTGGCGGCACAGGTGCAACCACTGCGGCTGGTGCACAGTCTAGTTTGAACGTCCCATCAACAACAGGTTCAGGCGCAAGTGGGACTTGGGGTATTAACGTTACTGGGTCTTCTGGATCAACCACAGGCAATGCCGCAACAGCGACAATCTTAAAAGCAATTAACGCTACATCTACAGGCGTTTCAAATTGGAACCCCGGCGGTCTTACATATCAGGCTTGGGGCCAGTACTTTATTAACTCTGCTATTTCAGCAGATAGTGGTGACATCACTATATGGATGCGCCCTTCTCAGTACAGCGGCGGTGGCACTGAGTTAAACATGTACATTGATGGTGACTATTATTCAGGTACAGGCGCGTACAAAGTTCTTAACGCGGGTAACTACAGCTCGTATGCTTTGCCGTTGACTGGTGGAAATTTAACAGGTCGCATTTCTTGGGGCACCAGCCTTCCAAATGCCAAGAAAATTATTGGTATTTATGAGACTGGCAATTTGTGGACTGGTGTTGGCATGGCGGCTACCACTGCGTCGCCGATTATTGCTGGCGACGGTAACGTATCGACTTTGTTAGATATTGGTTACTACAGCCTAGATGGGGCATACACTTGGACTTCTAGCGTTCAAATAAACAAAACCAGCATTACAGTTGGTGGCAATACAGTCCTCACTGCTGCTAACTACAACTCCTATGCCCCAACATTAACAGGTACAGGCGCTACTGGCACTTGGGCAATTAATATCAGTGGCAACGCTGCTACGGCTACAAGCGCATCTTCTTCTACTACTGCTTCATCTGCGGTAACTTTATTTGGCTCAAGCCAGCTCTACATTTCCCCAACAAATTTAAATACGTTTAACAGCGGCTATGGCAACGCAGCGGACGGCTCAGACATTTGGTTGAACTACCGGGGGTACAACGACGGCTTTAGCTATTACAGAAACTTTAACGTTGGTAACGGAAAAGGCACTGCCTACATTTGGGGTGACGGCGTAAACCAACGTATGAGCATTGGCAAGGGCCAATACGCAAGCTATACATTGGATGTTGCTGGGATTATCTACACCAATACATCGTCACGCGCACCAGTTTTTTATGACAGTGACAACACCGGCTACTACATGGACCCCAGTAGTAGTGGTAATGTCCAAGGTAATTGGGAATTTTCGGCTACAAACAACAGCTCCACTACTTATAGCGAAGCTGCAATTGAATTAAGGGAATCTAATCAGGGCGGCAGCGGCGCGTATTTGCCACCACGTTTAGCGTTTCACTGGGGTGGCGTTGTTGCGTCACAGATTGGTATTGAATCTGATGGCCGTATCAAAATTATTAACAACCCCGGAACAAGTTATGAAAATTTTATAGCCAACATTACATACGGAAGCGCTTCTGTTCGTGGTCCAATTTTTTACGACAGCGACAATACAGGCTATTATGTTGACCCTGCAAGCACATCTTCTCTAAACAATGTAAATGCAAACGGGCAACTTACCGGAGGATATAGTGTTGGCAGGCCATCGTCATTAAATGGTTCCAACTGGGCTGCACGTATTGGCGCAAACGACGTTTATTTAGTAATGAACTCGTTGGATGGTACGGCAAGTTACGCATCCGCCATCCAGTCAATGCGCACAAGCGACTCGGCGTCTTTTCCATTGTTTTTAAACCCAAATGGCGGAAATGTCGGTATTAACACGCCAACAGCAGCATCAGCACAGCTCCACGTAAGAGCGTCTTCACCATCAGGTGTTGGTGGCGTGCCAAGCGGCGTGACGATGATTAGTGATTCGTCCACCGACAACTATTTGTTGTTTAGGAACGGTGCTGACAACGGTACTTACGGCGGTATTGCCTTCCAAGACAATAACATTGGTGGCTATGTCATGTTTGGTAATGCTGGCGGCGGTGGAGACCAACTGTGGATTGCTGGTTATGGCGGCGGATCACTTCAGTATGGCACAGCAAGCTCTATTAATCCTGCGGCACGAACAACTACAGCGTATTGGAATAGTACCGGGTTTACAGTCAGTAGTGGTAGTTTTTATGCCCCGATTTTTTTCGACACTCAAGACACAGCGTACTACGTAGACCCAAACGGCTATTCAAGAACGTTGTTCAACAGCGTCTATGTAGGCAATGAAGCGCCCGGAGCAGCTAATAGTAGTTCTGACGGCTTAGTCTTGCGAGGTAACTATAACAGCAACACTTGGGCGCACAAGTTCCACAAGTATGACAACGGCAGCGGTGTCCCACTTTATTTGTCTACTACAGTAGGAGCGGGTGCTTGGTCTGCAAGACAGGGGTGGGGTAATGGCCTTAATTATACAAGCCAAGTATTTGGCTCGTTTGCCGCTGACGATGCTTTGTATTCGCCAATTTTTTACGACAAAGACAACACGGGGTATTATTTAAACCCAAATGGCGTATCCCAAGTAAGTGGAAGTTATTTTTACTTTGGTTCTCATGGTCAAATTTACGACGATGGTAATTTTCATATTGATGGGCGCGGGTCCCCAGTTTGGATTAACTCTTTAAGTAATGAAGCGGTATTCTTAAACGCTCAAACATCTGGCTATACCGTAATGGGTAATAGCGCAAGATCGCCAATCTTTTACGACTACAACGATACAAGCTACTACGTCGACCCAAATTCAACTGGTAATTCTGTTTATTGTGCTGGCACTGGCTTTTTTGGTGGTAGCGGTGGCAACGATAAAGGTATTGGTCTTAATAGTGGTTCCGGTGCTAGCGACTATAGCCGAATTCGTTTTTATGAAAATGGCTCAAACACGCAAACCATTCACTGTTTTTCAGCAGCATGGCAGGGGACTTCGTTTTTAGGCGGTTCTGCTGGCGCTATCAATATTACTGGAACCAATGGCGTTACTTTTGGTGCTTGGCCTACACCTGATGTGGCAATTGCTTCTGGTGGTGGTATGTATGTTCGTGGCAACATTTACATGGCGTACAGTACCACATATTCTTTTGGCACAAACTATTGGGCGGGTACTGGCGGATACCCCGGGTATCAATATGCAGGTGGTAACACTCGTTTTGGGTTTAGTGGTACTGCTGGGTATGTTGATGTTTATACAGATGGCAACTACTACGGTGGTATTGACTTATATGGCGCAAACCGTTTAGTTCCATTGTTTGACGCCAACCAAGGCGGCGGTGCTTTGTATTCAAGCATTGTTTACGATACCAATAACACTGCATATAACTGTGACCCCGCAAGTAGAAGTGCGTTAAATCAAGCCACATTTGCAGGTGGTTTAGCTTTTAGCGGCGCATTTGTTCTGTCTGGTTCTGGTGCTACTTTAGATAACTCTACTGGCGCACGAATGACGGAAAGCTATGGTGCTTACTGGAATTTTTCAAATAGTGCTACATGGCATCATCAAATTCTCAATGGTTCTTCATTAGTCGGTATCAGTGCGGGCGGTGGTAACTACGGTGGCGGCAACATTCTTGCTTCTGGAAACATTACTGCGTACTATTCTGACGAACGTTTAAAGACTAAAATCACAACCATTGAAAGTGCGTTGGACAAGGTCAAATCGCTTGAAGGTTTTATTTACGTTGAAAACGATCTTGCAAGAAGTCTGGGCTACACCAACGCAAAAGAACAAGCCGGTGTTTCAGCGCAGCGGGTTCAGGCCGTATTGCCACAAGCAGTATCACTTGCCCCGGTTGATATGCAGGGTGTTCCAGAAACAGGTGACATTATTTCCAAATCAGGCGAAAATTACCTGACTGTAGATTACTCACGACTTGTACCGCTTTTGATTGAGGCGATCAAAGAACTGTCTGCGCAAGTAGACGAACTTAAAAAAGGAAGCTGAAATGGCAATCACATACACATGGGCCGTCACCGGCATGAAAGCAACCACGGTTGCTGGGCAACAGGATTACGTCATCCAGACATACTGGACCAAGACTGGTACAGATGAGAATGGCAACACGGGCGTGTTCAGTGGCGCTACCCCCATCACTCCTGACCCAAGTCAGCCCAACTTCATCCCATACGATCAACTGACTCAAGAAATTGTTCTTGGCTGGATTCAACCTGTCGTTGTTGGCGACTATGAAACCCATGTCAATGACGCAATCGCGGCCCAAATTGCGGCTAAGATTGACCCCGTAACGGAACCCCCACTACCATGGGCAGACCCTACACCCACCCCACCAACTCCCTAAAAGGAAAAAACTGTGAACGATAAAATCAATATTGGAGAAGTTACTGTTGCCGAGTTCAACGTCATCATGAAGCAGCTGGCCTCTGGTCAACTGGGTGAGTGCATTGACCTCTTTATGAAGCTGAGCAAACTGGGTCAAGACTTTCAAGCTGCCCAGCAAAACGGCATCCGCCCCGGCCCCCCAGCAGCTGCTGACCTGAACTAAGGCTACTAATGTCACATCTCCCCCTTTGGTACATAGGCCAACTAGACAGCGATACTTGCAACCAAGTGATTGCCGAGCTGTCTGGCATCGAAGTGCGCGACGCGACGATGGGGGTAGATGGCACTGAAAAAGACACCAGCACACGCAATACCAACGTGCGTTTTGGTGATGTAAACTATTGGTTGACAGACCGCTTTGAGCAGTTTGCCATGGAAGCCAATAAACACTGTGGCTGGGAATACCACGTCACAGGCCGAGAGAATGTGCAGTTTGCTGAGTATGGACCCGAGCAACACTATGCTTGGCATACTGACACATTCACCCTTTCTGGCAAACCCATCGAGCGCAAAATAAGTGTGGTTTGCCTTTTGAACGACGAGTTTGAAGGCGGCGAGTTCCAAGTGCGTTTGTACAGCGACTACACTGCCCCGCTTCAAAAAGGAACCATGATTGCGTTCCCGTCTATCCTTGAACATAGGGTTATCCCTGTAACGTCTGGCATCCGCTACTCAGCCACTGTTTGGTTCAACGGACCAAGGTTCCGATAAGGAGGAGCCGTGTTTGGCTTCGCAAGCTTTGCCCAGACCCCGTTTGCTTCCCTAGCTGGGACGGCTTACGTCCTTTCTATCTCCGAAGATTTCCAGTCGGCAGACGCCAACTCACAGACCTTTGCTTTCCTGCAGTCAATCAGCGAGAACAGCAACCTAGCCAACATCAACGCTGAGCCGGGTAATTTCTTTGCGCTGGTATACGAAGATACGGGCATGGCTGACTTCAGCGCCCAACAGTACAGCTATCTGTTTAGCATTTCCGAGAACTCTTACCCCGCCGACAGTGAAAGCATCCAAGCTGGGTTTGCTTCGTCCATCTCTGAAAACTCAACACTTGCAGAAATTCTCGACACTTACTCTGCATTTTTAGAAGACCGCACCGAGCCAATCGACAACGTTGCCGACTCCTCTACCCAAGCGTCTAACTTTGGCCAGTCGATCACAGAAAACGCAGACCTTGCCGATACTGAATCCATCACCGCGCAGTTTGCCCAGAGTGTGACGGAGAACGCAGACCTTGCCGACCAAGAATCAATTGCAGCGCAATTTGCACAGAGCGTTACCGAGAACTCCGACATGGCCGACAGCGCCAGTATTCTTGCGCAGTTTAGGGTGAGCATCAGCGAGAACGCTGTGTTTGTTGACTTGTCGAGCCAGCAGTCTGAGTTTTACCAATCCATCACTGAGAACGTCACAATGGATGACGTGCAGGTCATTACCGCCCAGTTTGCAACAGCCTTGACCGAAGCGCTTCAGTCAGACGACTTCTCGGCCCAGACATTTAACTTCTTGCAGAGCATCACAGAGAGCCTGACGTCAGACGAAAACCAGACAATTATTTCGCTGTTCTTCCTGTCAATTATTGAGAACCTGAACTCAGCGGACAGCAACACGGCCAGCCAAGGCTTCTACTTCACCATCACTGAATTCTCGGACTTGAAAGATGCGCCAACCATTCGCGCAGACTTTAGAACAAGTATTGCCGAGAACGTCGAAATGGCGCAAAATACAGTCGTTGTTGGATGGTTCAAAATCGTTAACAATATGGATGCTTATTGGGCTGGTATTACAGATACGGAAGCAGCCAATTGGAATACGATCAGTACGTCTCAGAGTGCTTCATGGACAGGTGTTCAAACTACACAATCCTCTGGGTGGACTTTAATAGAAACACCTCAAAATCCGTCGTGGAACGACGAAAACAACAGTTAGATATTCCAAAGGAATGAAACATGTCAAGCACCTATTCTAATCTAAAGTTTGAACTGATTACGACTGGCGAACAGTCTGGCACGTGGGGCACAACCACAGATACCAACGTTGGCACTGCTATCGAACAAGCCATTGCAGGTATGGCGACCCTGACATCCGCAAACTTTACTACAAATGTAGCAACGCTAACTGCGGCCAATACCAATACAGCTCAAAACTTCCGTGCATTGTGTTTGGTAATTTCTTCAGGTTCTTTGTCTGCTGCCGGTACGCTAAATGTCCCAGCAATTCAAAAGCCATACATCATTATCAATAACGACAGCTACGCAATCACTGTCAAAGTAACCGGCCTGACTGGTGTGTCTGTCCCAGCTGGCAAACGCACAGTTGTGTACAACAACGGCACAGACGTTGGCAATCAGATTGATTACCTAGCGAGCTTGACCCTCGGCGCTGCGCTGCCTATCGCTTCTGGTGGTACAGGCTCAACATCGACACAGTTTGTTAACTTGGCAACCAACGTAACAGGAAATTTACCTGTAACTAATTTGGGCGGTGGCTCTGGCGCTTCTTCTGCTACGTACTGGCGCGGTGACGGCACATGGTCTCCCGGCGGTCAAGGTGCTCCCGGACCTACTGGCCCTACTGGTCCCACAGGTCCTACTGGCTCACCCGGCCCAACAGGAAGCCCCGGCCCTACAGGTCCCACTGGACCCACTGGCCCCACAGGTACAGCTGCAACTATCTCCGTAGGAACAACCTCTACTGGCCCAGCTGCGGTTACTAACGTTGGCACATCTTCCAACGCGATCTTCAATTTCACTGTGCCACAAGGCGCAACTGGCCCCACCGGACCTACTGGCCCAACTGGGCCGACTGGCACTGGCTCTCCCGGTGCTGCTGCAACTGTTACTGTAGGCACAACTACAACAGGACCTGCTGCGGTAACTAATAGCGGCACAACATCAGCTGCAGTGTTTAACTTCACTGTCCCCCAAGGTTCTACCGGACCCACAGGCCCAACCGGACCGACTGGACCCACAGGCCCCGCCTCAACAACCCCCGGCCCAACTGGACCCACAGGTCCCTCTGGCCCAACTGGACCCACCGGACCCACTGGCTCTACCGGCTCTGCTGCAACTATTTCTATTGGTACAACATCTACCGGCCCTGCCGCAGTTACTAATAGTGGTTCGTCTTCAGCCGCCGTGTTTAACTTTACTGTGCCCCAAGGTCCAACTGGACCCACTGGACCTACCGGTACTACTGGACCTACTGGACCCACTGGTCCTTCTGGCCCTACAGGAAGCCCCGGACCCACAGGCCCATCTGGAAATGCTGCGACTATTGCAGTCGGTACAACCACAACTGGCCCCGCTGCAGTTACTAACGTAGGTTCCCCTTCGGCTGCTACGTTTAATTTTGTTGTGCCCCAAGGTCCAACAGGTCCTACTGGCGCTACAGGACCCACAGGTAGCACAGGACCCACAGGTCCCTCTGGTCCCACAGGTAGCCCCGGCTCTGCTGCAACTGTTTCAATCGGTACAACCTCAACAGGTCCGGCATCGGTTACTAACAGCGGCTCATCATCTGCGGCTGTGTTTAACTTTACAGTACCCCAAGGTTCAACAGGACCCACGGGTCCCACAGGTTCCCCCGGCTCAGCTGGTGGTCCCGGACCTACCGGCCCTACTGGACCTACTGGACCCACAGGCCCCGCTGGTCCTATTGGTGGTTCAAACACACAAGTTATTTACAATAGTAGCGGAACAGCGGCAGGTTCAGGCAACTTGACTTTTGACGGCACGAACTTGACTTGCGGTGGAAACATCACTGCTTACTCTGACGAGTCTTTGAAAGCCAACTGGCAAGCGTTCCCATACGATTTCATTGAAATGTTGGCGCAAGTACAAAGTGGTATTTACGATCGTATCGACTCAGGTACTACCCAAGTTGGTGTCGGCGCTGGCTCGCTTGAAAAAGTCATGCCTGATGCAGTTCAAACACATGAAAACGGGCTGAAGTCTGTATCGTATGGCAACGCTGCGATGGCTGCTGTGATTGAGTTGGCTAAACGTGTTGTGTCCTTGGAAAAACAATTGAAGGATAAATAATGGCAACGTTTCTCCAAACATCTGGCGCTATTTCAATGTCCGACATCAACTCGGTGTTTGGACGAGGCAACAGCTTAAGCAGCTATTTAGGCACAACATACTACACAGCTGGTGGAGGTCCGTACTCTTTTCCCGGTGGCCCTATTTCGTTTAGTAATTTCTACGGGACTGGGCCAACTGCAAACCTTACCATTTCACTTGCTTCACTGGGTTCGTTTTTTGGAGCAGAAGGTAGTTACAGCGGTAGTAACATCCAAGGCGAATTAGATTTTAATACCAACGGCACTTGGAATTGGTACGGCGAAAGCAACTATGCCAGCGGAAGCTGGGCTACACCCAACTCAGGCGGTATTGGTTCCAGCTACTGGATTCGGTTCACAAGAACATCTTTCTCTGATGGTCTTTATGCTTACGCCACGGCAAGTACAGGTTGGATGCAGCTTTCTAGCGTGCGCTCTATTATTGTGGGTACACCTTTACCGGGGACCATCTACTCCGTTTACACGATTGAAATTTCATCTAGCTCTGGCGGTAGCCCAGTTTTGGCAACAAACAGCGGACTAGAAATCGACGTTACAGTTAACAACTAATTGAAAGCCCGACATGACAACTTACACTTGGAAAATTGATGGTTTGAGAACAATTCAGACCCCAGAACCCAACTATGTAGTTGAGGTGGCATGGTGCATCTCTGGTGTGTACGATGTGTATATGGCGGCTATTGGTAACCGCACTACGCTTAACACAACTCAATCAAGCACATTTATTCCTTACGAACAGCTTACAGAAGAAGTGGTTTTGGGCTGGCTCCAAGATACGTTGGGCGGTGCGGCTATTGCTGATTTGGAAGCCACAATCCAAGCCGACATTGATCGCCGCCTAAACCCACCCGCAGTAATTCCACAAGATACACCTTTACCGTGGGCAACTTCATGATATGCGCTGGATTGTCGTACTACTGTTACTGTTTTTAGCAGGTGCGGCATCAAAACCACCATGTGTAATTGCGGACTTTTATGGGCTGGCGTGGACACTGCATAACCCAAGCGAAAGGCATCAGAGGTTAGCGCAGTGGTTGATGACAAATGGAGACAGTTGTACGGCAGAGCAGTTGGTGGTAATTTGGAACAACATGGCGGAATGGGCGGGGGTTGCGGATAGCGCAGAACTACGTGGGAAGGTCTTGTATTACTATGCCCGAGCAGTTGAAAGGGAAAAGAAATGAAGGTCAGCTACGACAAATGGTATCCCGTGGTTCAACCGCTGGTTTCTATACAGCAGGATGTGTTCATAAAGCGGGTGGAAAAACGAAATGCCGAATACGCTTTGCAGGTGCAGATTGACCATACAGTGAAAAAGTTTCATCAGTATGAGTATGAGATTTACGAGTACAGGATGCGGCAGATAACGTTGAATACGCAGATTAATAACCTGAAACGTGAAATTGACAGACTAGTATAGGAGGCGATATGGAGAATTCACAAAACAGATTGACCTTTTGGGTGACGCTTATGGTGAGCGCCACGCTTTGCTTGTCGATACTGGCTATGGTTGGAGCATTTCTAATCGGTCTGTGGGCTAAAGAAGTCGACAACGCAGAGATCTTCTCCATGCTTCACCCAGCATTCCAAACCATCATCGGCGGCTTTATCGGTTTGCTTGCTGGCGTTAAACTTTCACAGAATGAGACCCCATGATGATTGAATTTGAATCACTAATGCTTAGTATTGGTGGAAAGCCTGAACGGATTGAGAAAACTATCACCGCCATCAAAGAAGCCTTGGCACAGTTAGAGCAGGATGGAAAGTGCAAATACTGCACTCATGGTTGCGCCGCCTGTGACGCTAGGAGACAGTCAAATGTTTTACCTTGAAACAAATCAAACACACTGGCTTGTTTGGCCTTGCCTTGCAGTCGGAATTGATGACGAGCTTTGGATTGGAGTGGGCTGGTTTAATTTTGAAATTGGCTGGCGTAATGGTGATGGTGGCTGGGGAAATGAAGCCAAACTCAAGGAGAAAAACACATGATCGGACTAGACGCACTCCTGAACGTGGGCGGTAAGCTAATTGATAAGCTGATTCCAGACCCAGAAGCCAAGGCCAAAGCGCAGTTGGAACTGCAAAAGATGGCTCAAGAGGGCGAGTTGGCAAAAATGGCCAATGAAACCAAACTTTATGAGACTGAGCAGAACAACCTCACTCAGCGCATGCAAGCCGACATGGGGTCTGACTCGTGGCTTTCAAAAAACATCCGACCCATGACGCTAATCTTTTTGCTGGTGGCGTACTCTGGGTTTGCGATTGCATCTATCTTCGAATACGAAACTCGTGGCGCGTACGTCGAGCTGCTGGGACAGTGGGGCATGCTCGTCATGTCGTTTTATTTTGGTGGCCGCACCATGGAAAAAATTGCCGATAGGGTGAAGAAATGAATTTGACCGAACACTTTACACTCGAAGAATTAACCCACACCGACCACAGAGAGTATGAAAATACGCCCAACGAAGCCGAGCTGGAAAATCTTAAGCGCCTTGCAGCCTTCCTTGAAAAAGTCAAATCTGCTCTGGGAGGAAGACCTATTATGGTTAACTCGGCTTTTAGAAGCAAGCAAGTCAATGATGCTGTGGGCTCTAAAGATAGCAGTCAGCATCGTATTGGTTGTGCTGTGGACATCCGAGTACCTCAACTGACCCCCGATGAGGTGGTTAAAACCATCATTGCATCTGGCTTGCCGTATGACCAAGTTATCCGTGAGTTTGACCGTTGGACCCACGTTAGTATCCCTAACACTCCAGACGCAGCGCCAAGAAAACAAGCACTGATTATCGACAAACAAGGCACACGGCTTTATGCTTGATGCGTCCCTTAATTGATGGGAAAATAAGCCATGCCATTACAAAAGATTCTTTTCAAACCCGGTGTCAATCGGGAGAATACACGATACACCACCGAGGGCGGCTGGTATGAGTGCGACAAGATTCGTTTCCGTCAGGGTAATCCCGAAGTCATTGGTGGGTGGCAACAAATTTCTACGTACACTTTTAATGGTGTATGTCGGTCTCTGTGGAATTGGGTGACGTTGGGTTTCTTGAATCTTGTAGGCGTTGGCACTAACACCAAGTTCTACATTGAAAAGGGCGGCCAATACAATGATATTACCCCCTTACGCTCGACTGTAACGCTGGGCACAAACCCATTTACAGGTGACGGTACATACACGGTTTTGGTTACTTCCGTAGCGCATGGCGCAACCACTGGCTCGTTTGTTACCTTTAGCGGGGCTACTGGCACTTATGCTTCCACATGGAACTTGGAATATCAAATTACGGTTTTAAGCCTTGATACATTCACAATCACTACTGCTGTTGGCATACCTGCTGGTGCTTACGGAGGATCTGCAGTTGTTGCCGCTTACCAAGTCAATGCTGGTCCTGCTTACGCTGTTCCTCTATCCGGTTGGGGCGCTGGCGCATGGGGTGAAGGTCCTTGGGGCACTGGAAGCACAAGCACAACTCCTTTGCAGCTTTGGAATCAAATGAATTATGGCGAAGACCTAATTTACGGTCCTCGTGGCGGCAACATTTATTACTGGACTGCTAACTCAGGTGTTACAACCCGAGGCGTTGCGCTTAATACTCTTGGTGGTGCTGTCACGTTTACAAACAGTACTGTTACGGGTGTGCCGACTGTGGTGACTTCTACTGTTGCTTTTTCAGAAGGTGCGGCGCTTCAGTTTGCGGCTAGCGGTTCACTGCCCGGCAATATTGTTGCAGCTACTACGTATTACGCATTCCAAGTTGATGGCACAACTTTTAATTTGATTGATGCCAACGGCAACGAGATCAGCACAACATCCACTGGTTCGGGTGTTTATGTATCTAAGATTGTCGATGCACCTATTTTGCAAAACAATTTGACAGTCTCAGATGCTTCACGTTTTGTGATGGTATTCGGCACAAACGATTACGGACAGACTGCAATTGACCCAATGTTGATTCGTTGGTCAGGACAGAACGACCCCTACAACTGGACCCCAGACGCTACAAACCAAGCAGGTTTTACAAGGCTTTCTCACGGTTCACAAATCGTTACCGTTGTACAGGCCCGTCAAGAGATTGTGGTGATTACAGACTCAAGCGTGTATTCGCTTCAGTACCTTGGCCCTCCTTATGTGTGGGCGTCTCAGTTGCTTGGCGACAACATTTCTATCATCAGTCCAAATGCAGCTGTGATTGCTTCTGGTGTTGTGTATTGGATGGGCGTGGACAAGTTCTATGCCTACGATGGTCGTGTGCAAACGCTTAACTGTGACCTGCGTCGCTACGTGTTTGGCGACTTGAACCAAGAGCAGTACCTCCAAGTCTTCTGTGGCACGAATGAAGGTTTCAATGAAGTCTGGTGGTTCTACTGCTCCGACAGCTCTTACACAGTTGACAAGTATGTTGTCTACAACTATTTAGAAAAAGTCTGGTACTACGGCACCATGGCTCGTACTGCATGGCTGGACTCTGGTCTTTTGTCGTATCCGATCGCCGCCACATACAGCAGCAACTTAGTTAATCATGAAAAAGGGATTAACGATGCCACGACTCTTACAACTGCGCCTATCAACGCATACATTGCATCGTCCGAGTTTGACATTGGTGACGGCCACAACTTTGGTTTTGTTTGGCGCATCTTGCCAGACTTGACTTTCCAAGACTCAACTAACTCTCCTGCTGGCGTGCCAGCTACTGTAACGATGGAGTTGTACGGGTTAACCAACTCAGGCTCTGGCGTAACAAGCGATGCAAGTCAGCCTGTATCGAAAGGCAGTACGTACTACATCACAGAAGAATTTACGGGGCAAATTTATACCCGTTTCCGTGGCCGACAAATGATCTTTAAGATTAGTTCAAACCAAATTAATACTGCTTGGCAGCTTGGCGCTCCACGTATTGACATTAGACCGGATGGCCGTCGATGAGCAACATTGTTACAACAAACTACGTAATCGACAAGATTGCTGCGCCTAACTTACCGCTGGCTCCAGAGCAGTGGGACAGACGGTATCAAGATCAGTTTGCCAACGTTTTGCGTTTGTATTTCAATAGGATTGACGACTTCGTTGCGCGGTTAAACGCTTCTACAGATATTCCCGCGCTTACAAACTATACAGTGAATACCCTTCCAAGTGCATCAGCGGCAGGGGTTGGAGCTAGGGCTTTTGTAACGGATGCTTTGGCTCCTACGTTTGGTGCAACTGTAATTACTGGGGGCGCTGTAGCAGTGCCTGTGTACTCAGACGGAACACATTGGAAAGTTGGCTAAAGCCTGTGAAAATGTTAAACTTAATTAACCCCCATTCTGAGAGGCAACTATGAGCCTTCACGCAATAGCCAACCACATGGCCTCCAAAGGTAGAGGCGAAGACTCGATGCTTGTTCACATGACCCCCGGCGAAGTTGCGGGTCTGCAGCATTTGGCTTTAAAGCATGGTGGTTCACTAAGTATTAACCCTGAGACTGGCTTGGTAGAAGCTGGTTGGTTATCCAAGCTCCTGCCTATGATTGCAGGTTTTGCGCTCGGCCCCGCTGGTTTTGGTTTGATGTCTTCCGCTATGGCGGGTCTAACAGTTGGCGGCGTTACTGCTTTGGCTACGGGCAGTTTGTCTAAAGGTTTGTCTGCTGGACTAGGCGCTTATGGTGGTTCTGGTTTGGGCGAAGCGTTTGCGGGGGCTGGCACTGGCGCGTTAAGTTCACAGGTGGGTAATGCTGCAGTGGCTAATGCAGGTCTTACTGGCGAAGCCGCTTTGGGGGCGGAAGCCGACCAAGTTGCCGCAAATGCAATTAAAGAAAAATTGGCAACGGCTACCCCATTTGACAAGCTCGGTGCTGGGTTTAATGCAGTTACAGAAAGTCCTTCTACGCTTGGCAACTTTGCCAAAGACAACTGGAGAATGGGCCTCGCTGCTGCTTCCCCTCTTATTGCAGACGCAATGGTGCCGACTACGACCAAAATGCCTACGATGAATAATCAAGGTATCGGTGCTTACATCCGTCCTTATGATTTTGACCCACGCACACAATCGCTTACTCGTTTAGAGCCAGTCAAAGTTAAGAGCGGCGGTTTGATTGCGCTTGCTGGTGGCGGTGACCCTGCCGACGACCCCAATGCTAGGTTTAATCAACTTACTGGCCAATCCAGAGCTGCGTACGACTATTTAATGGGAAACGCAGATAGGTCCTTTGTACCTTCTCCAACTTCAACCCAGACTGCGCCTACATTTACATCGCTGCAAACTCCTGCAGGTCCAACAACTCCAACTTCAGTTGGTGGCACTGATACAACCCCCACAGCGCCTATTGAAGTACCTACTAACCCTACGTTGCCCTATGAGCCCCCTAGGGAGTTTGAGTTACCGCAGGACCCAGTTGAGTTACCGTATGAGCCAGAACCTGAGCCAGTCATGCCTAGCCCAGATGAGGATTTCCCATCTACTTACCCCGAGCCAGTCATGCCTAGCCCAGATGAGGACTTCCCATCTACTTACCCCGAGCCAGTCATGCCTAGCCCAGATGAGGATTTCCCATCTACTTACCCCGAGCCAGTCATGCCTAGCCCAGATGAGGACTTCCCATCTACTTATACAGATGAAC